CTTTGAGTCGCTTACTCTCGGTGACCGAGCCGTTTCGAGATAAACATGATGCATTGAACCATGCGCGCTCGAGCGCAAATACAAAGTCTGACAGGCGCTCGCCCTTCTGGTGGAGCTCTTCTAGGTCACGGTACGTTGCTGTACGCTCCGTGAGGATGTAGAACTCTTCCAGGAAGACGAGTCCTTGCTTGGAGTAGTAGCTTTTGTTCGCATTAACTACCATTCCTAGCCCGGTCAGGTTCGACTCATAGTCTTGCCTGTGTCTTTTAGTCCAGACGGCTGCGAAGTCATCCCCGCCGATGACATAGTAGCCGTAGTCACCATTGTGTGTGAGCCTTCTGTCTCTTCTATCTTGATCACGAGATGTTGACTTGGCTGCCTTTGCCCCGACCTTATTATCTAGGTCTGGACCTTGGTACCAGTTCGACACCGTGTCATGTTGCATTTTACATGCGTTGAAAGCACAGAATTCGTTGATCAGTGAGAGGATCGGCCATGTCAACGGGAGTCCCATAAGGATTCCCCGCGTCGTCCGTCCCAGGCGCTGGCCTTTCTTGTTGAGCACTACGCTCTGCGGTCCGACCAGCACCCGTCCAATCCTTCGGTATAAATCCGGAAGACGATCTCCCAACGCCTCAACCACCCCTTCCCATACCGCCTCTGCAACGGCGTGCGGGATCCAGTCTGATGCAGCCGATAAGTCTGTTGAGCTTAGCTCGAAGTCTTCATCTTCTGCCCAGCGGGAGAGCCCCTTACGGAGTGCTCTCGCTGGTTCTTTCTGGCCTGATAGGGTTGCGCTGTGTGCTCCCATACGTTTCATCAGTCTTAGCATCATCTTGTTGATTCTCTGGCCCGTCACAACCAGAGAAGCCTCTGAGATTGTAGCAATTCGGAACTTCTGTCCGCGTTCTTCGATCACCAGAGGTGTACACCTTGGAAAACGGAGGTCCGGCTTACCCTCCGCTGGCGGTGCTCCCTGCATCCTTCTGAGTACCTTTTCGGCATCGTACTCTGATGTAGTTTGCATCGCCAGCCTCGTGTGTTCCAACTTAGAATGAATGTCTAAGAGGGACGGCAGAATAGGGACCCGTGCTGCATAGATCTTCCCCCCTTTCGGGAGGGGACCATCAGATCCTCTCGGACTCCTCTGCACCATGACGTCCTCTCGGTTCACATTACAGTGAGCCAAGAGGG